TTTCAGCAAGAGTCGCCGGTGCGTGTAGTTTGCGTGCCGAAGACCTTGAAGAAACCGCGCGTTATCGCTCTAGAACCTATATCGATGCAATTCACTCAGCAGGCCATCAAAGATATGATGGTCCAGCGAATTGAGTGTCACCCAATTTTACGGGGACACGTCAATTTTACTAGGCAAGACATTAACATGAATCTTGCTTTAGTTAATTCGCGAAGCCGAGAATTTGCAACGATAGACCTTTCAGCAGCCTCAGACAGGGTCCATGTGGACTTAGTCTATGAGATGCTGTCGGTCAATCCATTGTTACGGGACCTTATTTTTATGACTAGGTCTCGACGTGCAACGACTGAGGTAGATGGCCATAAAAAGACCATCCATCTTCGGAAGTTTGCATCAATGGGTTCGGCTCTTTGTTTTCCAGTCGAAGCGATTTTCTTCTACATAATAATAGTAGGAGCTTTGCTGGAGAAACACAACCTTCCAACAACACACAAGTCATGGCGAAAAATTGCCAAGCTTGTGTACGTATACGGGGATGACATACTTATTCCCGTATGCGATTTTGATGCCGTGTCTGCAGCCCTCAGAAAATATGGGTGTAGGCTAAACTCTAAGAAGTCCTTTTCAAAAGGTTATTTCAGAGAGTCTTGTGGTATGGACGCGTACGATGGGTTTGATATTACACCCACTTACATACGCCGTCCACTTCCACGCGGCTGGGGAGATTCCTCCGCAGTTATTTCACTTGTAGAGACTATTAACCAATTCGATAGAAAAGGTTATTTTCTTACTCGTGACTACTTGAGAAAACAAGTAGAGAAAAGTGTTGGTAAATTACCAACACTTCCTCATAACTCAGAGGGATTAGGCTGGCATTTTCCCACAGCTTATAACAATAAGCTACGGTGGAATGCTACTTTACAGCGCCAAGAAGTTCTAGCGCCCGTGTTGCGATCGGTCAGTAAAAGTGACAAACTTACTGACTATTCGGCCCTACATAAATGTCTGTTAAAACTTGAACTTAGGGAAAGGGGTTATTTCCGAAAGGACGTAGCTTCAACCTCATGGTTAAAGGAGAAAACTGTGTTTAAACAAACAGCTTTCTTTGATGAGAGACATTTATTAAGATCCCCGAGGCTCGGCGCCTTTGCACTAAAACGCCGATGGTTGTCAGCTTCATAAGCTGATAGGTCCCTAATGGGACTGCTAGGAGAATGTCTTGCTATAAGCAAGCCGCCGCCCCCACATCGGGGGCGGCGGCACATA